CATAACAGGCCCTTGGCACTCACGGATTGACTTCGAGGATTGTTCATCCTCGACCGTTTGCGCCAGGCAGAGTTTGTTATGTGACCTGGTTCCTTGGGGGGCTTCCCGTTTTGAAGCGCTCCCAGGCGAATGGCTGTCTGCCGGTAGATGAGAAAGTCGGCTGTGGAAACCTGTCCACAGCGTGTCTCGTCCTGGCGGATGGCCCTTCGAGTTTCGGAGGAGAGGGGCTCACTCTTGCGGGAGAGTGCGCCCTTGCGCAGTGCTTGTTGAAGTCCGGTCAACGTTAGAGCACCTGCGCCATTTCCTCCGAACCTAACAGGTCCTGATCCTACTCCGCGCGGAATCAGCCTTTGGCGGGCTGGTTTCCAGATTTGGGGGTGCGGCATACCCCCGAGTCCAGAAGCGCAGGCGTGACGGTCGGACGACTTTCCAAAGTAGAGCTTACCATTGGTGAGAGCAGATAGGTGGCCCACGTCGCGGGCAACCGCCTCCCTGTCCTTGGTTGGCTCAACAAGTCGTTCGCAGAACACTCCGCCGTGTCGCGAGATGTATGACTTGGTCTTGTTTACCACAAGGCCTAGTCTTATCAAGCATGTTTGGTATCGATTGATGATATCGGTGTTCCAGTACCCGATTAGATCGTCACCACACACAGCGTAGGAGTGTCTCTTTGCGCCTGCATTCCATGCGGAGAAACTGTTGAGGAGGCTCAGTAGAACCCAAGTTGGTCCAAGCCCCATGTGGATGCCATTTTTGGTATGACGTCCGTCTGGGAGCTCCTTGGGTCCGAAGAGCTTTTCACAAATCGCGACATCCTGCGGTCGTTTGAGCCTCTTGCATAGCAGGCGTGCTAGGCATTGGGCGAGACTGTGCGGGATGTAGTCGGTGGCGGCGGAAAGGTCGGCGGAGAATAGTCTTGGATTCTCCCCCTGTGCCTTGAGCCTCACCTCGCGGTTTGTGAGCATATCTCTAGTGGTGACCATTGTGCGCAGACTACCCAACCATCTCTGCGTTAACTCTCTAGCCACCTGAACCTCCTCAGCAGGGTGTAGTGTGACTGACCGAATCTTACCCCCCATCTCGGCGATGGGGATGGGTTTGAGCGGACAGTGCTCGGGAAGACATTCCATGTAGTCCTTTCGGATTTGAAAGTGGGGTATCTGGCGGGGATTTCTTAGCAACTCCTCCGCTTGGTCAAAGGCGTCGAACACGCCGGCGACCTCGTGGGCGGGGAATTCTCCTCCCGCTGCCTCTAGCCAACTCATCTCCTGGAGAACAAATATATGTTCTGCCTTCTCGAGCAGTCGATTCCTCCGTCCCTCTACGAGGGCGCGTGCAGTACCACCCTCACGGCGGGAGTGGGTGATGCATGCGCTTCCGTTGGGGAGCGGGGGATGACTCATTACACCTGCGAGGTGGTCGAGGGGAAGGGTTGCCACAAAGATCTCGAGTCGCCTCTCGAGGTTCCTATCCCACTCCCTCTCCTTTGTCCATCTTGCTTCAGCATCTTCTTGAGAGGAACGAATCTGCAACGGGG